TCGGTACTGAAAATCATTCTCCATGCTATTACCTCCGTCAAAAGAATACCAAACTTCCATATAAATAGTCAACATAAATTTTTAAGAAAACAAAATAAAGTTAAGAAAACGTAAAAAAAGTTCTTGACAGGCATAACAACCGGTGGTATGATGTCTGCGTGTTAAGAAAAAGTAACTACCAAATATTGACGGAAGGAGGTGTGGATTCATGGGGAACAAACCGGTATTTGACTATGGCAAACTCCGTGGACGTATTGTGGAAAAATTCGGTTCGCAGAAGCAATTTAGCCAAGAAATGCATATAACAGAAGCATCACTCAGCATGAAATTAACGGGATCAACCTATTTTACTCAAGTCGAGATTTTGCGGGTTGCAAAGCTCCTCGGCATTGAGCCGAAGGAGATCTCGTTATATTTTTTTACCCCGGCAGTAAAGAAAACGTAACGACAAGGAATTCAGCATGAGAGACATTTCAGATTTACGGCAGCGGCAATCACTTCCTTTGATTGCGAAATGCCACATGAGCCAGGCGAGGATCAGGGAGTGGTACGACCACTGGAACGGCGATGTATATATCAGCTTTTCCGGTGGGAAAGACTCAACTGTGCTTGCTCATCTAGTTCATGATCTGTATCCGAGGGTGCCTTTAGTGTTTAGCAACACAGGGCTTGAATATCCGGAGATACAGTCATTTGCGAAGAAAATGGGAGCGGAGTTCATCAGACCCAAGATGCAATTTTCGGAAGTTATTTCAAAGTATGGATATCCGATTATCAGCAAAGAAACGTCTGAGGCAATCAATGGAGCAAGACGGCTAAAAAAATCCGAACAACTGAGGGGGGGGGTGGAAGTGGACACCACACAAGAGAGCGGAATTGATGGGACAGAGAGAACGAAAGGCAAGTGGGTCAACTGGAGACGAAAATCCCTTACCGGGGTAGGCGAGTTCAGCAGCGATAAGAAGTCAATTTTCAACAAAGAGAAGTGGCTTCCACTCTGCCGGGAAACGCAGTTCCGCATTTCAAACGAATGCTGCGGCGTAATGAAGAAGCATCCGCTTGATCAATATGCGAAACAGCACAAAGTGTTCCCATTCATCGGGACGCTTGCAGAAGAAAGCAGACTTCGAGAACAAATGTGGCTGCGGAACGGATGCAATGCCTTTGAGGCGAAGAAAAAGACAAGTCAGCCTATGTCTTTCTGGTTAGAACAGGATGTTCTGCGATATATCCTCGACAACAGTTTGGAGATTGCAAGCGTATACGGTGACATTGTTGCGGTGGATGATGACGGAATGGAATACGATCCGTGCCTTGCCCAAGGTGGAAATTTGAAATGCACAGGATGTCAGAGAACGGGGTGTATATTCTGCGGATTCGGTGCCCATCTTGAAAAGGGCGAAACACGATTCCAGCGGTTAGCCAAGACCCATCCACGTCAATACGAGTATTGCATGGGTGGCGGCCAGTGGGTGGACAACCCGAAGTATGACCCGGCTGCCCCGAAGATGGACGGCGACTGGGAGAACTGGAACCCGAAGAAGATCTGGGTGCCGAGCAAGCAAGGCCTGGGGATGAAGAAGGTTTTTGACGATTGCAACCAGATATACGGGAAAGATTTCATCCGATATGAATGACAAAGGAGACCAACATGCTAACCCATTTATCACTGTTTTCCGGTATCGGCGGACTGGATATCGCTGCGGAGATGGCCGGATTCAAAACGGTCGGGCAATGCGAATGGGCCGACTTCCAGACGAAGGTACTGGAAAAACACTGGCCGGATGTTCCGCGATGGCGTGATATCCGGACGCTGACGAAAGAGAGCTTTTATGAAAAAACCGGTTTACGAACAGTTGACGTTATTTCCGGAGGATTTCCCTGCCAGCCTTTCAGTGTTGCCGGGAAGCGAGGAGGCAAAGACGATGACCGTTACCTCTGGCCGGAGATGCTCAGAGTCATACGGGAGCTCAGGCCCTCTTGGGTCATTGGTGAAAATGTGCCTGGAATCGTCAATCTGGCACTCGACCAGGTGCTATCTGACCTGGCAGACGAAGGCTACACCGCTCAACCATTTATTGTTCCGGCTTGTGGCGTCGATGCCCCGCACAGAAGAGACCGGGTGTGCATTGTGGCCTACGCCGGTCCACGGCCATGTGTGCGGTGGAACGGGAGCGATGGGCATCATGAAGCGGATGCTTGCGAAAGGAATGATAACCCAGGAGGAATACCGGAGCTTTGTAGCCGGAAACGGAGGCAAGACGAATCCGGAGCTGCTGGAGTGGCTGATGGGATATCAGAAAGCATTTACTCAAATGATCCCGACGCCGAGAGCCAGCGACTACAAGGGGTCGGCGCTCCACAGATATGTGGGGGGGGGTACTTACCGATATCAGTTGATGGAACTCTTGGAAGCCACTCCCCGTGGCTCAATTGGCCGGATGAACCCGGCGTGGACCGAGTGGTTGATGGGGTACCCAATCGGGTGGACCGAATTAGGTCGCTCGGAAACGCAGTAGTCCCGCAGCAGTTTTACATCTTTTTTAAGCTGATTGCAGACATCGAACAAAGTTAAGGAGGAATACCATGAAAAATCTGTTTGACGCAGCCATGGAGGGCATCGGGGAAAAGGTCGCCCTGACGGCAATCCGGAAGGTGGTCAGGAGCAACGACAACACGCAGGCGAAGCTGGAGAAAATCATCAGCATCGTCGAGACATATCAGGACTACGCACACCGGCAGAGCCTGGACGCGGAGAACCGGGAACTGCAGGCGGAGGAACGTGCGATGCGGTACGGGATGGGAGGTGACGGAGAATGAGCAAGGCGGAGCACGTGAGCATCCAGTTTGAAGGGCGCGATATGCAGGAGCTGGTCGGAAAGATCATCCAGTTCTTGTCCATGGTGAAGGGCATCAATTTCGCCCAGCCGCAAGCAGAGGAGGGAACGCCTGATGACAAGCCAGGAGAAAATTGACTGGCTCCGGGCGCTGCCCGGGGAGACCATCAGCCCACGGCAGCTTGCCCGTGTGGCTGGCGGAGACCCTTACGCTTACAACCTGGCGGCGAGGGTCGGGAAATTGGAGCTCCCGCATCTGTGGCGGGGACGGAACCTGCGGATTTGGAAAGCGCCGGTGATCCGGCTGATCGGAGGGATTGAGGATGAAGGGCTACAGACGGTTGAAGACCACCATGGGCCGGAAGTATTGGGTGCAGATGAGTAAGGCGGAAATCCGGGAGCGGAAGATCTACCATGCGCTGCTGGTGGCGGTGCCGCTGATGACGATCAGCGCATTCGCCCTGGCTGCGGGAATGCTGGGGTGATCGGGATGGCGCAGATAAAGCCGCTGGCGGATGTGGTTGCCCGGTATGCATACGATACCAGCGAGTACCCGGATACCATCCAGATGGCCATGGAAGACGGTTCAGTCAAGACGTACCGCCTGGACGTGGAGCAGCCGGAGCCGCATTTTTTGAACGCCATGGAGCTGCTGAAAAGGCTGCCGGTGTACGTCGGATATCAGTATCCCGGAGAGAAAAAAAGACGCCGGAGGCTGTGACGGCAGCCATCCGGCAGAGAGAGAACACAAAAAATCATGTTCATGCTGATTATAGCATGGGAAAGGCGGAAAGACAATATGGATAACGCACCTGCCCAGATACGAGGCTATCCGGATTATCTGGTTTATGCAGACGGGAAAGTGTTCAGCAAAAAGACGAACAGATTCCTGAAGCACAGTTTCATGCGAAGCGGTTATCCGACTGTTGAGTTGTTTAACAGCGATGGATCACGCAGGGTACTTGTTCATCGGCTTGTTGCGGAAGCGTTTGTTCCGAATCCGAAAAAGCACAGGTTTGTTAACCATAAGGATGAGAACAAAAGCAATCCGTCTGCTGACAACCTGGAATGGTGTACAGCAGAATACAACCAAAACTATGGTACATGCAAACAGCGGAGAGTTGCTAACACAGACTATACCAAGCCGGTTTACAGGGAGAACGCAGTAAAGAATTCCATGAAGCTCCGCAGGCCGGTGGAGCAGTTGGAAAACGAGATCGTGATAGCAGAGTATGAATCTTCCGCAGATGCGGGGCGAAAAACAGGACTCAATACTACACATATTAACGAGTGCTGCCATGGCGGAGCACGGAAACACGTCGGCGGTTATGGCTGGCGATTTAAGAAGGAGGAGTGACTTATCGGAATCCCAGTTTTGATTTTAGGAGAGAGCGGCAGCGGGAAAACGTTCGCTGTCAAAAACATGGAGCCGGAGAAGGTCGGCGTGTTCCTGGTGGAAAAGCCGAGGCTGCCTTTCAAGAAGGAATTCCCGCATATCTGCAAAAACGCGGGGTACAACATCATCCTGCGGACGCTGGCGGAGAGCAACATGCGGCAGTACGTGATCGATGACAGCCAGTATCTGCTGGTGAACGAATTTTTCGACCGGGCCGGGGAGGTCGGGTATCAGAAGTTTACCGACATGGCGCTGAATTTCAGGAATTTGATCCATTTCATCATCAGGAAAACGCCGGACGATGTGATCGTCTACATGCTGCACCATACCGACACCGATGCCAACGGGAAGGTGAAGGCGAAAACGATTGGCAGGATGCTGGATGAGAAGCTGACGGTGGAAGGGCTGTTCGATATCGTGCTGAAAACGGAGGTCAATCCGGAGGGGCACTGGTTCCGGACGCAGAGCAACGGGAACGACACCGTAAAGACGCCTGAGGGCCTGTTTGACGGGCCTCTGATCCCGAACGACCTGGCGGTCGTTGACGCGGCGATCAGGGACTATTACGGCATTACAGACGTTGCCAGAGGGGAAAAGAAAAAGGCGAACGTGG